AGGAATTTCTCCGCCTGACTCATAAACCTCTTTAACAACTGTTTTAAGAATTGTTTCAGTAAGGTCTCTGTCAGTACCAGAGTTAGGTAAGTCTGTACCAGAGCCAGTAGATAAAGCTCCACCAGATCCTGCATCACCATTAGTTTTAATCCATGTAGGGATTGATCCTAATTTTCTAGCATTTGATGCATCACCAGCGGCTTGAACTTGACCTTTGATAAGAACAAATTCCATATCCTTCTTTAACTCTTTCGATTTTTTTGCGATCTGATATGCCATTTCGTCAGCACGACCTGCTGCATCAACAGCTGATTGTGTTCCAGAAAGTGCAATCACTTTGTCAGAAATCTGAGTAAAGTTAAATGCTCTAGTTGTTGCAGTCATAGCATCAGTAGTTGCTTCGTCACCTTCAATTACTGCGTTTGCAGCTGGTGCAGCCAATGCATCTAATTGCCATTCGTGCTTTGTAGATTTTGCAGCGGTTCTTGGAATCGCTGACAGTATTGGGGTATCTTCAGGAGATATGTTATAAATCACATCTACTAAATCTTCCCTTATACCAGTAGTATCGTACGTATCGTACAAGTTACTTGGTTGTGCCATTTGGGCCTCCTATTAATTAAAGAAAATCTCTAAAGACTTTTGCAGCATCTCTTACGCCACCAGTCTTTTTGAGATGATTTAGTTTGTCTCGTCTTTGCTTAGCAGCTACTTCAGCTTTAGTTTTAGCAGTACCTGGTTTTACAACCTTTGGTGCTTTAGCAACTTTTTTAGTAACTTTAACATTTGACTTTTTAAGTTTGTCATATGCCATTGCATCTTTGATTAAAACTACTTGTCTTGAATCATATACACTAGATATCTCTTTATCGTTATATCCTAACTTAGTTAGATAATTTCGCATATCTGATTTCATTCTTGATGCTTTTGCAGGATCTGAAAAGTCAGGAATTAATGTAGCAACTTTAGCTTGTTCTTCCTGAATATACTTTTGAAATTCGTTCATTTGATTGTTACGAGTTTCTTCTTGTATTCTTTGTAGGTTCTCTGCTCTTTTACGCATCTTATGTTCAAGCCTTGATGCTTCAACAGGATCGTCTTCATAAAGTTTTTCAAAGTCTATGTTACTATATTCAGTTTGCAATTCTTGTTGTGCAGCTGAAGTAAGTTCAGTTAGCTTAGACAATTTTTGATTTATCTCTGATTGAGATTGTTGCATCATATCGTTGTACCTTGATTTCTCTAAGGATAGTTCGGATGTTTTGCGTGTGTAATCAGCTTCTCTTTGATACCCTCGAAGTAGTTCATCTAGGGTGACCTCCATTTCACTACCATCAACTTTGACAGTATATGCAGCTTCCTGTGAACTTTCATTAATATCTTGTGTAGCTTCATCTTCAGCAACAGCTTCTTCTGCTGGTGCTTCTTCTAGTTCTTGCTCCATGTATGGAACATCACTAAGGTTTACAGTTTCTCCATCCTGTGATTCTTCTACAGGTGCAGCTTCTGCTTGTTCAACTGGTTCTTGTGTTTCAGTTGTTTCTGATTCAGGTTCACTAGTCATAAGACCAGCAATAACTTTACCAGCGTCTATTACATTAGTAGCTTTATCAGCCATAATTCACTCCTTATAGGTTGGTGTTATATTAGCACTCCATAAAGGGTGGTGCTATTTTTTAAGATCTTGCAGTTGTTTGTCTGCAAGTTTACCTGTCTCCATAACAGTACGGAGATGGTTTTCAACTTTACCTAATATTTGATATGCAAGATATATTGAAAATCTAGCTTTATCATCTGTTGGTTTAGTTTGAAATATTGCTTCTTCATAAGATTTCTTTAGAGTATCTAAAGTTTCTATGTATAATTCGTTATCAAGTATCTGTTGAGCTTTTACGCCTCGACTACTTTCTTTGATCAGGTTCGACATCTATTGCTATTGTTGTACTACTTACTGGTTGTTCTGGTTGTAATATATTTTTAGTAGCTGCGTCAAGCATTTGTTTATTAGAATCACTTAAACCTTTTTGTTCTAATGATGCTCGTCTAATAGCTTTTTCATCAATATCAGCTTTATATTTAAGCTCAAGTTCTTTAATTTTACTTTCATTATCTAATATCATTTTCTGATATTTCAGTTCAAGTTCTCTTAAACGATTCTCATATTGCATTTGAGCTGCTGCTGCTTTTTGTTGTGTCTGTATCTGTGATACTTTTTCAAACTCAGAAGGTGGTTTAGCTTGTTTAGGCATTTGTTGCATACCTGTTTTTGGATCTGTAAAGTAAGAACCAACATCTTTTAGTCCTGCATTCTCAATGATACGAGCTAGTGTATTATAAATATTATTAAGATTAACAACTGGTCCTGCTGCTGAACCTTGTAATTTAATAGCTTCTAATTGTCTTCCAAGTATTCCATTTAATATTTGTAGTTGTTGATCTCTTGATCCTGTACCTAATCCTACATGAATAGTTACATTACAACGATCTCTCCACTCCATAGGATTCATAGTAATAAAATCATTTCTAATTTTTACTATTCTTTGTTTGTCTTGATACTTAACAACTAATTCAAATATTTTCTTGAATATATCTTTTACGCCTGTTTCAGCAAATACTCTTGCAATTAATTCAAGTCTCATTTGTGATTGAGATAATATTGTATTTATACCTGATGCAGTTTTATTCAAAGTATCTGTATCCATACCTTGATTGTATTTAGTAATACCACTTCGTTCTTCTTTAACAGTATCTAAATATGTAAGTAATGGGAATGCCTGATTGCTTAATGGTTGATTCTGCATAGGCATCATAACTTGATTAGGTGCAGCTTTTGTTCTGACTATTCCGCCAGGTCTATTTGTTAATAGATCATCAAGATTAACTTGACCATCCATAACTGCTACTCTGTTATTGTTTGTTAAGTACATATTGTCTAGTACTTGTCTTAACACAGTAGATTTTACTAATTGTATATCTTCTACAAGTTCAGATACTGATCTACCATAGAATCTGTGTGGTACAATAATAGGTGTAACAGAACAGAATGGATGTGCATCAACAGCAACATTATCTAATATTGTATAACCATTATCACCAGCACTTGTAATCTTTCTCATCTCAGCTACGCCATCACCATCCATGTCTATTTTCATGTATGATTCATATACAATGATTTCTTCAGTTGATTCATCACCGACTGTTTTATCGTAGTCATCATCTACATTTCTATATCTTACTGATCTTTCTGAATTGTATTGTTCTTTATTTTCAGCAGGTAATGAGTAAACAAGATCAAAGTCAAAACCCATTTCAACAAGTTCACTACGAGTCATTGGTACTCTATGACATACAAAACTTGCATCACTTAAAGATTTTGCTTGTCTTGCAATTAAAAATTCTTCTGGCGGTATAGGTTCTATTTTGACTCTACCTTTAGTTGATTTTCTTGAAATAACAACATCATGTAATTTAGGAACTTTAATGTTGTCTATTTGTTCTATAATTGTACTAGCTCTTATGTCTCCTTGTACTGATGCGTTCTCTAATTGTTCTTCAAGTTTCTCTGTTTGTTTTTTAAATGTTTCATCTTCGTACTCTGTATGTTCTATTACTTCTACTCCATCTTCTTCTATCAACATATTAAACTCATCTTCTGATAAGTTTTCGTATGTTTCTCTTTCTACTGTTTCTGAATCATTCCAATAAACTTTACATACACCATTCTTTTGTAATAGTGCATCTTTAAACATTGTATACAATGCTGTAAATCCATCATTATCTTTATTAAAAATATGATTTAAATAATCAGTAGCTTGTTCTGCAATCTTAATATCTTCTTCTGATACTGGTTCTACTTTGACTACATTGTCACTAGATGTAAATATTCTAAGTAATGGTGGTAATATAGATTCAATAGTATCTGCTACATCTGTAGAAACTACTTGTGATCTACCTTCTACTTCATTACCAAATGCTTCACCAAAATAATATTCATTAGCTTTGCGTCTTGATTCTGTTAACTCTGAAGAATAGAAACCATAACTATTTTTAATATGGTCGCCTACTATTCCAGATATTTCATAATCATCTAGTGGTCTTTTTGTCATATTTTTCCTTAAACAATGTACCTTGTATCTACAAACATTGGTTGTGTCCAGTCAGTTCTTGTTGGTCCATCAACAGAACATCCATATCTAAAAGCATCAGCTCCATGTGATGTCCAATCATGTAGTGGTTTATTTTTAAATGTTTGCATTCTGTCATCAAATTGTTTTCGATATTGACGCAAACAATCAATACCATATTTACATTTATTTTTATCAAACCAGCATCTATCTAAAGTATTTCTAACAGCTTCTATGCCATGATCTACGCCAAGTTTAGGACATACTTCAAAATCAATTCCAAGTTCATATCCTACTTCTAATCTAGATTTACCAGTTCCAAGTTCTCTTGTTGTTATATCATGTGGTGCAACATGGCGACCATAGTTATAACCTTTATCTGATAAAACATTTACATAATGTGCAAGTGATTCACCAGATGTTTCATAATAATCAATTAAGTGTATTTCGTTGCCAGTTCTTTGTGCAAACCAAATACTAGTTGAATCTCCTATACCAAGATCCCACCAAGTTTCAACATCAATATCAGGATCATAATCCACAGTACATATACGATTATCTTGTTCTGCCTGTTGGATCTGTTTTCCATAATAAGCCCCAGATACGGCAGCTTGAAAAGAACATTCAAACTCTTGTTCATACTGGTCTTGTGGCATTGTGATACGAGCTTCTTCCAATTCTTCAGATGGAATAACTTCTGTTTCACTAGCTCTATATAATTTTGCATACCAATCTTCTCCTCTGCGTTTTGCTAAATCATAAACATCCCAGAACTGATTATGTCCCATGGGTGTTCCAATAAATATAACATACCCTATTTTATCAGAAATAGCAGGTCTGACTACTTCAGTCCATACTCTTGGTGACATAAGGGCATATTCATCCAATACTACTCCATCAAAGCCTAATTCTCCCTTCTCT